GTCCAGGGCGTCCAGCCCGTGGACTCCGTCGCCACTGACTCCTACAAGCGCGTCAACCTGCTGGAGCACCAGACCTCCCCGTCGAACAACTCCGGCGAGACGAGCACCTGGACCGGCACCGACGGCAACGGCGTCCTCAAGCAGCAGGACCCGGTCACCAACGAGCTTCCGGCCTCCGGCGGCGTCACCTACCCGGACGTCAAGCTGCACACGACCTCGGTCGATCAGGTCGTCGCCCGCGTGATCACCGCCGCCCGCCTGGCGGAGACGGAGATCGAGCTGGGACTGCCCGGCGCCTCGGTCGAGTCCAAGTGGAACCGCGTCGAGGAGCTGGTCTACTCCGACCAGACCAAGGTTGCGGCACGACTTGAGTCGCTGACTCAGGTCAAGACGGCGGGCCTGCAGCGACTGGCCGCCCGCAAGACCGCCACCTCCGTTCCCCCAATGTTCGGTCGCGCCACTGCGGCGGGCCGCGACTTCGAGCGCATCGCCTCCGACACCACGAAGGAAGCGAGCGCCGAGGACCAGACGTTCCACGATTCGGCCCTCTTCGGCTAAGTCAAGCAGTAAATCAAACTTCACCCGTCTCGAAAACGAGTGAGACCAAGCGCTGAGGCGCTTCTTCAACCCCCCAACACCAGAGGAACTAGCCCAACATGCAGCAGATCTACGGACCCGGTTTGGCGTCCAACATCCTGCTTACGGCCCAGAAGCGCCTCGTTCGCCCGGTCTACGCACAGACTCAGGGATTCCCGTACGCAACGGTTCTGGATCCGTCGCTCCGCGACGTCAACGGCAACTTCCGCGCTCCGCAGGCTGGCGACACCGTCGCTACCAGCAACGGATCGCCGACGCCTGCCGCTCCCCACGCCCTGTCCTACGCCACCAGCACCTTCACGCTTTCGGGATCTGTTGTCCCGGGCACGGTGATGGTCAAGTCGGGCAACGGCGAGTACGTCACCCCCCACAACGGCGTCACCGGCTCGGCCGTCCAGCCCTTCGGTCTTCTCGACCAGTGGCTCGGCGGTACGTTCGACGGCGTCGGTCAGACCAACCAGTGCAGCGTCTGGCAGGGCGTCGATTCGGTCTACGACCTGCTCTCGCCCGCATGGGACACCACGTCCATCACCCCGCAGGTGACGGCGCAGACGGCAGGCCTCAACGTCCTGCTCTACGCGCTCCCCAACGGCCTCCTCGGCTACCTGGCCTCGCCGGGTTCGGCAGTCCCGGTCGCTCGTGCCATCTCGATCACTGGCGCTGTCCTTCGAATTCAGTTGATCATCTGATCGGCTGACGGATAACGAAAGAGATCACTGAAATGAACCACGAGTTCCAGCGCCAGGCAGTAGCCTCCGGCGACTACGAGCAGAAGCTCAGCAACCTCCCCAAGCTGACCAAGCAGCAGAAGACCGCTCGCCTTGAGGCCATCCTGGCCGACAAGTCGAACGCCCTCCGCCGCATCGGTCAGGGAATGATCGGCCCGATCCAGATCCGCCTTCGCTACGAGGGCATCGTCCGCAACGTTCTCGTTGAGGACACCCTGGAGCGCGGTCCGCTCATGCCGTACGACATCCTCGACGACCTGGGCCAGGCCTACGTGCTCAACAGCACGGACGCCGAGGTCAAGATCACCCCGTTCGAGGGCAAGCAGGCCTTCCCGCAGCTCTTCCGCATCGCCTCGTTCCCGAGGATCCGCAAGGAGGACCTGTACTTCCTCCGCGTCAACGCGGTCGAGTACGCGCAGGATGAGACCCGCCAGGCCATCCAGAAGCAGGAGGACGCTCGACTCGTCCTGCTGCTTGAGCAGGCCATCGTGAACCTCGGCACCGCCATCGCAGCGGGCACCGTCGGCCTCGCGCCGACCGGTGGTGTTGCGACCGGCATCGCCGCAGGCCCCGCCGGATCCGTCAACGAGCACACCGTGCTCCTCGGCGCCGGTAACCCGCTGGAGCCCGCCGACTTCTACTCGGCGGTCACCATGATCGAGATCAACCAGCTTGAGGCTCGTCGTGTGCTGGCCCACCCGGCCGACATCCGCGACCTCTACACCTGGGACCTCAACGTGACCGGTTTCCGGTTCAAGGACGAGGTCTTCTCGGGCGGCAAGATCACGAGCTTCGGCGAGTTCCAGATCCAGCGCTCGATCATCGTCCCGCAGGGCGAGGTCTTCCTCACCTCCGAGCCGGAGTTCATCGGGGTCTTCCCGGTCATGTACTCCCTCGACGTCGAGGAGAACCACCTGGTCGAGCAGTTCTACAAGGGCTGGGTCCTCGACGAGCTGGTCGGCATGCTCATCCTCAACCCCCGCGGTATCTCCCGCGTCCTGAAGGCAGACTCCACGGCCGCCCCGGCGAAGCTCGACATCTCGGGCCTCTCGACTGGCGCGACGACCACCTGGACCCTCTAGTCCTTCCGTCGCAGCACGACTTCTGGGCCGCCTTCGGGCGGCCCTTTGTCGTTCAGGCGTGTCCGAGGAACAGACCGGCTACGGCCCCGATCATCACGATGATGTACGACATCATGATCATCGCGTGGCGCACGTCTCGGGCCGCCCCTGCTCGAACCTGCTCCTCGACTTCTCTGACCCGATCTTTGACGTCTCTGATCCGAGCCTCGGTCAACGCCGCGTCACGATTCCAAGTCCCAGGGCACTCTGATGACGTAGAGGGCGGGACGATCTCGATCGGGTAGGGCTCGTCCATCGGCTGGATCATCCTCGGATTCGAGGCATGATGAACGTTCTCGGCGATCGTATGGCACAACGCACGGAGGGCGTCGGTAAGCTGGACTGGCTGGCCGAAGGATAGCGACTTCACGAACTCCGCCTCGATCTCCTCGACGCTCTTGTGATCGGTGCCTCCGAGCATGCTCTCAGGCGTGGCCTGGACCACGGCGACGCGCCGCTTGAGGGCGGCCTCTGGGTCCAAGACCTCCTCGGCCGCGTTGATGGCCCGCTCGTTCTCTCTGGCTACCCTGGCCGCGGTCTCGGCGGCGATGGCATAGGAGTCCACGCCGTAGTCGGTGTAGTTCGAGAGGGGGAAGCCCAGGTCGGCCTCCATCTCGTTGACATGCCTGAGATGCTCAGAGTTCAGATGATGAGGAAGTTGGCGCCGCTTGTGATGGCTGACCAACACCCCGGCGCCACCGGTTCCGCCGACGATGCCGAAGACGATCGATAGCCCCTCGACCAGAAGACTCATGGCCGAGGAGCATATCAGAGATCGCTGCTAGGCGCCAACCTTCTGGCCGACCAGGGTGATGTACTGCTCCAGATCGACGTCGCGCCAGCCCTGCGGGGACTTGCCGGTGACGGCGTTGTAGCGCTCGGGCGTGATGTAGGCCCAAGCCTCCTCGCAGTAGGTGGTCAAGAACTGCTGAGTCATCGTCTGACGCTGGCCCCACGTGACGCAGGTCCAGACGTCGTTCGTCGGGTGACCGACGAGCGGGATGTAGTGGCCTCCCTCGATCTGGGAGCCAGCCACGACCGACCAGGGCTTGCCCTGGTTGAACTGGTCCATGGCCGAGCCCGGGAAGTTGATCCCGATGCCGACGGCATCAAACAGCCAGAGAGCGTCCCAGAGGTCCGTGACGTTGCCCGGCTCAATCGACACGTAGGCGCCGATCTTGTGGACGTTGCCGTTGGCGTCGGTGAGCCCGACCTTCTGGCGGCGGTCCATGGCCGCCCGGACATCGGTGCCCTGGTCGCTATTCTGATCGATCTCGGTCAGGTCCTTGAGACCGAGGTACTGGGCGTAGTCGTTGAGTGCGGTCTTGCAGGTGAATTTGGCTACGGGACGACTGGCGTTCTTGTCCAGCATCATCGTCTCGTGCTCGCCGCCAGCCCAGACGCAGTTTCCTGCGCCCTGGTAGGCGTAGAGCGAGGGATCGACGGTGCCGTCATCGCAGGGTCCGTTGCCAAGCATGAGCCAGCCGGTGGCGCCGAAGTCCATTCCGTATCCGCCGCCTGGCTTGGGGATGTGTGGCAGCGATGCGCCAGCACGCACGTCGGAGAACCGGAGGTCTCTGGCGTCGTAGGTGGCGGGGCGCTTGCCGAGCTTGTACGTGGTCATCGCTGGTTATGCGACGGCCCGAGGCATGATTCCAGCCCCTACACGTCCTCATAACAGATGAGTCAGTAGTACCTTCAGTCCCAGTTGAACATATAGTCGAAGGAGCTTTATGCCCGCTGCATCACGCAAGCCCGCGGCCAAGCCCGCAGCTCGCAAGACCACCACGCGTCGCCGCACCCCGGCGAAGCCCGCTCCCAAGCCGGAGCACGCCCAGGTCGAGGTCGATCTGGACGCTCAGACCGTCACGCCGGTCTACACCCAGGAGGAGAAGGACGCCCTCCTGCTTTCCTACCAGGCCCTGAAGGCAGCCGGTATTCCGGTCCCCGCCGAGGTCGAAGGCCCGGTCAACCAGTGGATCGAGGAAGAGACCGCCCGCCGCGAGGCCATCGAGGCCCAACGTCGTGAGCGCGAGGAGGCCATGGCCGCCGTCAACGCCGCCGGTCCGTGGTACGTCCGCAACCTCACCAACGTCCCCTTCTCGGTGCGCCTCGATCGCCAGACCGAGAGCCGCCGCATCGAGCTGAAGGCTCGTGGCAACCCGGGCGACATGCACCCGCTCCAGGACGACGACCGCAAGGACCCCGTCCTCCTGCGCAACATCAACATCGGCGCCGTCGAGATCGTCCCGGCTGGCGAGGCCAACGAGATCATGGGCAAGCAGACCTTCAACATGGGTCCGCGTCAGCACACCCCCTCGGCCATCCTGCGCAACGCCAAGGGCGAGGCCTACGCCGATGGTGCGATCAAGACCGAGATCGAGTGGGGCCAGAAGGGAATCACCGTCGCCACTCTCGACCCGGCTCAGATGCAGGGGCAGATCTCCGACACCGACGTCAAACGCAGCGGAGGAGGCGTTCAGCGAGTCCATCCCGGACAGCCACAGGTGGTCTCCGAGTTCATCCCGACCGGCGGTAACCCGGCCACGGTGACCGGAGTCCCGCAGGGCCAGCTCGCGGGTACCAGCAACACCCAGGCGAAGATCGCCGATGACCTGGCTCGGCGCCGCGGACTCTCGGGTCCGGCTGCTGGCCTCGGTGGCCTGACCGTCACGGTCGCTCCGCCGGTCAAGGAGTAGTCGTGGGGAACGATCGCGGGTGGGTCCTTCGGGGCCTGCCCGTTCGCAACCAGATCCTGACCCCGGCCTGCGAGAAGCTGCGCAATCGTAGGCTCAGCTCTCAGAACCGCCGAAAGTCTCGCGCCCTGTGGGCGGTCGAACGGTTCCTGTACAGGTTCTTCAAGAAAGGACCCGTTGGGCGGTCACCCAAAGCTGACGGCATCGTCCTGTTCTCCAACGAGCCGCTGCTGACCCAAGCACGGCAGCGAGGAGTCTCCACGAAGGCCCGGTCGATGTCCGACATCATGGCGGAGAAGCGAGCGAAAGGTCAGTCTCCGTACGTCGGCTACCGGGATTGATGTTTAGCCTGCTCCCGCAGCGTAAACAATGCTAGCTAGCACCACAACCAAGGAGAAGCATGAACTTCATCAGTGACGAGTTCAAGAAGGTCGAGGGCGAAGTCGAGCACCTCAAGGAAGAGCTTGAGGGCAAGGCCGAGCCGTTGATCAAGGAGGCCGAGGCAGACGCAGCCGAGGACGCCAAGGCCATCGAGGGCGTAGCCGTCGATGACGCCAAGAAGGCCGTCGATCAGGTCGGCGAGGTCGCCAAGGAAGTGGCCGAGCAGGCCGCAGCCGAGGCTCCCGAGGTCGTCTCTGGACACGAGACTCCCGTCGCCGCCGCCGAGCACCTCGCCGCCGAGGCCGAGGCTGACGCCAAGCCGGTCGTCGAGGAGGACGTGAAGACGGTCGAGGATCAGGCCGGAGCCGAGGTCCAGAGGGTCGAGGATCAGGTCGCCGTCCTGGAGGGACCGCAGACGCCCCCCGCCGCCGACAACCTTGTCGCCGGGGCAGCCGCCCAGCCGGTGGCCGCCGACGACGAGGAGGCCCAGAAGATCCGCGACGAGGCCAAGCAGCTTGAGGAGGAGGCGCAGCAGCGTGCCGCCGACTTCCAGAAGGCCCAGCAGGACGAGATCGACCAGCTCCACCGCGAGCAGGCTCAGGAGACGCTCGACCGCCTCAAGTAGTTCGACAAGCCGCGATGTAGGTTCGAGGGGCGCCAGGGATGGCGCCCCTTCGTCGTATGTAATAGGCGATGGTGCTGCCTGTCCTCAAGAATTTCACGGTCACCAAGGGGGTGACCTTCAGCTATCCCTGGCAGTGGTTGATCGGCGTCGTCGGTTCGAACACCGCTCAGAATTTGACCGGCTACACGGGCACCATGGCCATCACGGACTGGAACGCGGCCACCACCTACAAGACGCTCGTGACCGGCAACACGCTGCCCGCCAGCGGGATCTACTTCGGCGGCCAGCAGCAGACTCCGAGCAATGGGATCATCGACATCGTGATCTCGGCTACCGACACGGCGGCCTTCACATTCGCGACCGCTCGCTACAACCTCTCGGTCACAGCTCCGGACACCACCGTCACGCGCCTCCTGTACGGCACAGTAGTCGTCGATGGGTCCCTCCCGTAGGCCATCAAAACTCCGAGGGACAGCGAACTAATCATCGATGGCCACCGTACTTCTTGGCAACCTGAATCCCGTTGAGGCCGTGCCCGGCCTGTCCGTGCGCGTCAACGACGAGGCGACGGACAGCGGACCCGCCGTCGTGGGTCACACCATCGTCATGATCGTCACCCCGGACGAGGCTCCGCTCGACAAGCAGCTCACCGAAGTCCGCAACGCCTTCTCCGTCCACTCGACTGACAAGCCGGTGTGGGTCGAGGGGGGCGACGAGTTCTTCACGAAGGCCGTATCCCAGACGTTCGGCATCCCCGTAGGTCGGCCCGCCGACTGGGATGCTCCTGAGGCCGCACAGGAGCCCGCTGAGGCCCCTGCGGAGGCCGAACCGGTACAGGCGGCCGAATCCAACTCTCAGGACCAGGTGAACTAGCACATGCGCGTCAACTCCGGTGCAGACTTCCAGAGCGTCGCCATGGGCGGCGGTCTCCCGGGCGAAGTCGGAACCTCCACCGCCACCACGGCGACCACCATCACGACCAACTCGGCCACGTCTCACGCCTCCAACGACCTCGTCGGCCAGCGCGTCGTAGTCTGGGACGCCACCAACACCCACTTCGTGACCGGCACGATCACCTCGAACACGTCCGGCACCAACACGGTCCTGACGCATGCCGGATGGGTCATCCCCGGCACCAACGTCGCGGCCACCACGCCGCCGAACGCCTCGGTCTACTGCATCCTTGACGGGGCCGTTCCCGGCAAGTGGATCGCCCTGAGCACCAACGCCACGGCCCCGGCTGCCACGGACACCACGCTGACCTCCGAGCTGAACGCGGCCAGCGGCGGACTGATCCGTGCCAAGGCCACCTACTCGCACACGCTGGGCGCCACCTCCTACACGCTCACGAACACCTTCACGGCGAACGCCAACGATGGCGCCTCGAACGTCATCAACAAGATGGGTGTGTTCAACACCTGGGCCCCGGTCACGGGCAACCTGATCTTCGAGGACGCCGTCCCGTCGCCGCCGACCCTGGTCTCGGGCGACACGATTCAGATCACCCTGACCGTCAACATCTGACGAGGGGGCCGCCTTGACGGCCTTTGTGAAGACCATCACGGAGACGCTGGCGACCAGCGACATCCTCCACCGCGGTGGAGGAAGCTACGTCAGCGGCATTCTTGCGAAGAGCCCGACCGCCTACTGGCGCCTGGGCGACCTCTCCGGAACGACGGCAACCGACAGCGTCGGCGTCTATCCCGGCACCTATACCGGCACCTTCACGCTCGGCCAGCAGAATGCTCTGGCGGAGCCGGGCGCGTCCACATTCTTCCACGGCTCCAGCGCCTCGGTCAACATCCCGTGGAACTCCGCCCTGGCCACTTCGCACTTCACGATCGAGGGATGGATCAACCCGATCGCCGTGATCCAGCAGGTCCTCTTCAACTTCGCAGACGGTGCCCTGGACAAGGGGTTCTACTTCACCTACGTCTCGGGCGGATCATTCCAGCTCGTCATGCTCGGGGGAGCCGGTTTGACCCTGAACACGGGAACCCTGGCCGTGGCCGATTGGCAGCAGGTTGCGGTCACTTACGACGGCGCCACGGCCGCAATCTACTTCAACGGGACGCAGGTCGCGTCTTCGGCTTACACGGGGTACGTTCCGAGCGATGGATCCGGCGGTGCTTTGGGGATGATCTCACTGGCCAGCTTCGACGACCCGCCCTACTTCAAGGGGTACATGCAGGAGGTATCACTCTTCAACTACGCGCTCACCCCGGCGCAGATCGCGACCGATTACACGAACCGGTCCGGCGCCGGAGGACTGAACAACTCCCACCGCACCTTGACGGAGGCGGCCGTGGCCAGCGACGCGGTCACCCGCCAGCTCAACATCATCCGCCCGATCAGCGAGACGCACACCGGCAGCGACTCCGCGGCACGGCAGTACCGGGCCGTCCGCAATCCGGCGGAGAACCTGACCACGGGCGACACATCGGCCCGACGCGCCGGGTTCGTGCAGCCGATCGCCGAGACCCTGGTCACGGACGACGAGCCAACACGAATCTACGGGGCGATCAGAGCTGCATCCGAGGCTCACACCACCAGCGACTCGCTCGTCAAGCACTACCAGGCGCTCAGGCCGATCACAGAGACCCACGTGACTGCCGAGTCCTTGGCTCGGCTGTTCCACGGCCAGCGTGTATCCGCCGAGCACCTGACCACCGCCGACAGCATTGCCCGAGGCGCCGTCCACCTGGCCAGGGCGTTCACCGAGTCGTTGGCGCACGGCGAGACGCTGACCCGCCGAATCACGGTGTTCCGGTCCATCGGCGAATCACACGCGACCGCCGACAGCGTTTCACGAGGCGCCCATGCAGCACGAGCGTTCATCGAGACCTATCGCGCCACGGAATCCTTCCAGCGCCTCGTCCATGCGTCCCGCACGGTCACCGCCGAACACCTGACTGAGTCCGACGCCATCACCTTGGCGCACCACGTCATCAACCGAGGCGTCGCCGAGCACCTGACCACCAGCGATGCCGTGACTCAAGTCGTGGTGGCCCTGGCGATCATGGGCTACATCATCGTGGATCCGGCCACCGGCAACGTCGTCGCCAACCTGCCTGACTGGGGCTACGTCCTGGTCGAGGATCCGATCGCTGGCAACAAGCTGTATGAGGCTCCGCTGCAGCCTCACCTGGTGACGCCGGTCAGGACCAAATAGGCCCGCTAAGGCCCCTGGGAGCCGCCCTGCGGCCCTCCGAGGGACTCAGGCGGGTAATCCCGCACGATGGCGGGCGACGATCTCCTGAGCCCTCTTGGTGCGGATCTGAACATCGATCGGATTGACCGGGACCTCGGCCATCTTGAAGCGGATGACGCTCGCCTCTTCGTCGAGGTGGCCCTTGGTCATGCGGCCGGTCGGGTTCCCCAACGCATCGACCTCCGGCTCCTGGTGGTAGACGTAGTGTGACTGCGCGTCATCGACGACCTTGGCCAGCTTGGTCTGGTACGGCATCCAGGATCGATTCTGGAGGAGTGCGATGACGTCAGGATCATCCGTCCGCGGCCAGGTGGCCTTGAGCTGAGTGTCCACATTGAGCCGATCGAGCTGCTCATCCAGCTTCGGTTGCTCCTCTTCGGACCAGAGGTTGGTGGACTTGAGCTTATTGGCCTCGTGGTTGAGGGTCGTGTAGCCCCGGAAGTTCCCTTCCGAGTCGTACACAAGGGCTTTGACATAGGTCATTCCCGGAGCGTAGCACAGAAGTTTGCCCGCCCGGAGACTAATCAGAGAGATGGCCAACATCACCACCTTCTTCTCGGACAAGCTGCTCGACCACCTGCTGGGCAAGACGTCGTACACGATGCCGACGATCTGGGTCGGCCTGTCCACGACCACCCCGACGCTGCCTGCCGGTACTGGCTTCACCGAGCCGAGCGGTAACGCATACGCTCGCGTCCAGCTCTCGCCCAACACGGCCGCCGCCGCCGCTGAGTCCGCCTCGACCAACGCGGTATTGACCTTTGCCCAGGCCACAGGATCCTGGGGAACGATCACCTACATGGGCTTCTTCGATGCATCTACCGTCGGCAACCTGCTCGCTGCCGCGGCCCTGACCGTCGCCGAGACCGTCAACTCCGGCGACACCTTCAGCTTCCCCTCGGGAAACATCACAGCGACGTTGACGTAGGGGACGACGGACCGTGTCGTTCGTCTCGTTCGACAGCGTCGCGAACTTCGCGTCGAGTCTTGTTGCCACGGCCCCGAGCCCGGCTACGAGCGGCCTCAGCCTGGTTGTCACGGCAGGTCAGGGAGCGCTGTTCCCCGCCACCCCGTTCAATGCGGTCGTCTGGAACGCCTCGGTTGGCGAGCCGACCGGCAGCACCGCCGAGATCGTTCGCGTCACGAACATCAGCACGGACACGCTGACGATCACTCGGGCCCAGGAAGGCACGACAGCCAAATCGATCGCCGTCGGCTGGACCATCTCGGCCAACCTCACGGCCAAGACGATCACTGACCTGCAGAACAGGCCGGACGTCCATGACGTCTCAGTGCTCTCCACTGCGGTGAGTACCACTCTGGCCACCGCTGTTGCAACAGGCTTAAGCTTCTCGATTGGCGCAAACCAAATCTTCACCTTTGATGCAGAAATGGCAACCAACGGTGCCTCTACGAGCACGACGGGGGTCAAGTTCTCCATCTCGGCTCCGACGGGTGCTACGGGAGCATGGACGGCGCAGGGAATCCTACGTCCTGCCGCCGCAGGAACAACCGCTGCACTCAACCAGGGCGTGGTCACGACAGTGGCCAACAACGCCACGATGATTGGCCCGTTCAACGCGACCACTGTCGTGGGGATGGTGTTCGTCCAGGGCAACATCGTCAATGGGTCTACCGCTGGAACGGTGACCCTCTACTTCGCATCGTCCGGAGCCGCCACGACCGTGACCTGCCAGCCAGGATCCAACATGTTGGCGTTCAGGCTGGCATGAGCAGCACCACTTGTATCGCCGTCGTGTCCCCTGGAACGGTCCATTTGGAGTGTGCCGAGTCGGTCACCGCCGTCGTCACGACCAGGTCGGCGCTCTGGGCCTTCTACCACAAGTCGGGGCCGTACATGGACATGGCTCGCAACGAGCTGGTGCGACGCTTCTATCAGCCGCAGTTCGATGAGTGCGATCGGCTGTTGATGATCGACTCCGACATCGAGTTCAGGCCAGAGGATGTACGGCGGTTGGAGGCCGACGATCTGCCAATCGTCTCGGGCGTCTACCACAACGTCTTTGACGGCGTGATGCGTCCAATCGCCTATGAGTGGTCCGATGACAGGACGGGGATGATCCCCGTCGTTACCTGGCCTGATGGCGTCTCGACCAACAACGATTCGTATGCTGATCCGATCACCACCACCGATGGCGTCGGTGCGGGCTTCCTGATGATCCGTCGTGACGTGCTTGACACGATGCGAGACCACTACGGCGAGCCGTGTCCCTGGTTCGCTGAGGAGATCATTGAAGGCGTCCACTGGGGCGAGGATCTGTGCTTCTGTCTACGGGCCGCCGAGCTGGGCTTCAAGACCCACGTTGATCGGAGGGTCCAAGTGGCGCACCACAAGGGTGTCAGGCTTGGAGGGCCGAAAGTAACGGAGGGCTGAGATGGCTATCGCTGTCGATA